CCTGGGAGCTCGTACTGGAGCTATGAACGTTATTATAGCGGTGTCCGGACCCCGAATTTCAGGACCCTGAAGAGGGCAGACTTGCCGGTTAATCCGTACAGTCTACTTGAGGTACGTACCAGAGATGCCTGTGATTTTCACAAGTATCGTGACTTTACAGGCCCATACTGGAATTCACCCCAGTTTGGCCCCGTGCAAACCAGTACTTTTATCTGGCAACGCATGAATTCTCGGTGGTCAGCATCGATACCATCTGTGCCGTCAGTTTCTGACGACGCTACCTATAATAAGGCCCTTAGAAAAGCTATCGAGTCAACCGAGAATGAAATCTCGGCTAACCTTGCTCAGGACTTCGCGCAATTCGGGCAGACGACGCGATTGATTGCAAAAACATGCAATCGTATCGTGGGATCTATCCGAGCGTTGCGTAAGGGGAACTTTGATAAGGCGATTTGGTATCTCACCGAGGGTAAACCTCAGACACGTCATATTCCTCGTAAGCCCCTCCGGCATTACAAAACTCTAGCTGATAATTGGCTCGAGATGCAGTACGGATGGAAGCCCTTGTTGAATGACGTTCATGAGGCGATGAATGCCTCTGCGAAAGTAATGCAGAAGGATACATCGTATAGGATGGCACGCGGAGCTGCGTCTCGTGATGTCTTGATTCGTGATAAGCCACGTCAGAACGCTAACGAAGCAAGTATAGTTGCTAACCGTGAGGCTAACACCCATTACTACTGTCGTTTTGTGTTCCGATATAAAGTGGATAGTCACCTGAAAGCTTACGCGGCCCAGCTCGGGTTTACAAATCCCGTGAATCTTGCATGGGAGATTCTTCCGTTTAGCTTCGTTGTCGATTGGTTCCTTCCGATCGGGCCTTACCTAGAGACGCTTTCAGCGTTCGACGGGTTGGCCTTCTACGATGGTACCAAAACCGAATTTATGAGGCAAGACATAACTTTAGCAGTGGACCTGAAGGACGTAGTGATGTCCAGTCAGCCTTGGAGGAAAATGAGTGAAAGCGGCATCTATACTCGAGATTCGATTCGTCACGTGCGTACGAAGCTTACAAGCTTCCCAAGCATGCGTCAGCCGAGTCTTAAGAATGGACTAACCGTTACTCATGCCTCGAATGCGCTGGCTCTTCTTGTTGCTACGGTTTCTGAGTCAACTCCTCGGGCAAGTTCCATTGCGCCCCACTTGTCGGTCTTCCGATAGTGGGCTTTCTCAATTTTACGGAGTAAACTTGATATGCCTGCAATAGCAGCCATAAAAACCTCATCCATCATCGGCACAGTCGAAACGACTACGTCGGCGACTGTGGGTGTGGATAAGACGTTTGACCCCGAGGGCTTTATCGCCCCTGGTGTCGCACGATGGGTTGACAGGGCCGGCGGTGTTGCGTCCCTGTATCCCTTCCTAACCCTTTCGGTCCGCCCGCCTACCAAGGCGTCTCGGATCTATCGGGTGACGGTAAAGCTGGGTCTCCCGACTGGAGAAACCGTAGGAAATGCTTACAACGGCATTACGCCGCCTCCGCAGAAAGCCTACGATTGTCTCTGTGTCATGGAGTTCATGTTGCCTGAACGGTCAACGCTAGCTGAGCGTACTGCATTACTCAGTCATGTTCGATCGCTCTTCGCAACCACCATCAACGCTTCGGATGGGGCCCCAACAGATGCATCGGGGTCCGGCCTGAGTGCGGCGGTGATGAACTTTGATGGTCCGTACTAAAACCACGTTCCACTAGTTCATTGACTCGGAGACCACTATGTCTTTTAAGAAGCGTAGTTCTGGCTGCCTTGAGGTAGCCAGGCACTATCGTGTGCCATTAGAGGTAACCTCTGATGCTGTCGAGACGTTCCTTCAATCCTTGGATTGTCCGAGGGCTCAAACAGTATGGATGCTCTTCCATTATGGAGAACATGCCCAGCTCGCTGAACTCTCGTTCGATCCGCTCAATTACTTAACAGTTGTTGAGCTAGGGGATGCCTACGCTGCTACGAAGTTTCTGTCAAAGTTCAAGGATTTAAACCTTGGATACGATTTAAACGACGTAGCATTACAGAAGTTTAGAAGATTCGAGCTTCTGTGTAGACAGACTAATGATCGCTTTACTGATCTTGGAATGGACCCTAAATTTACAGGGCCCATCGTCTGGCTTCATAACGAGGTCAGGCGAAAAATATCCTCGATCCTTGGCGACTTTAGTGTGGAGGAGCTTTTCGGCTCAGCAGATTGGGGTCCTGGCGCAACGACTTTGATTAAGTCTAGTAACGCCAGTTCAGCCAATAAGTTCCAGCATGAAGCTGGGATCACGAAAGATCTGTATACTTTGTTGCCGGATACTTTGATTCGGGAAGCTTACCCGACTTGGTATCTGCATCTTCTGGAGATCAATTTTCCGATTTTCCAGGTTGGCAACAAGGTGGTCACCGTGCCGAAAGACGCAACCTCGAACCGAGTTATTGCCATTGAACCAGGGATGAATCTCTGGTTTCAAAAAGCAATTGGCGAGATGCTGAGGAAGCGTCTTCTTCGCGTTGGGATTGATTTGCGGTTGCAAGAGAGGAACCAGAAACTCGCTTTCTCCAGTTCAAAAGACCAGAGTTTGGCGACGATCGATTTCTCTTCTGCTTCTGACTCTATCTCACGTGGGATTGTTGAGGATTTACTTCCTCCTCGATGGTTCTCACTGTTAGATAGTGCTCGATCCCGATTCGGTCAACTAGGCAGCGAGCTGGTTGAGTGGGAGAAGTTCTCCAGTATGGGGAACGGCTTCACTTTCCAGTTAGAATCGCTTCTATTCTACGCCATCGCGAGATGTGTCGTAGAGTTCCTTCACGAGTCACCCCTCAGCGCGAGGGAGAATCTTGTGTCGGTCTACGGAGATGATGTTGTTATTCCCGTAGGGTGCCTAGATCTCTTTTCCAGCCTTAGCGATTTCTACGGTTTCTCCCTTAATATGAAGAAGAGTCATTTTTCCTCTTGCTTCAGGGAGAGCTGTGGATCGCATTATGTGCTGGGTTGTGACGTAAAGCCCGTTTACCTTAAGGGTAATCTTTCCAACATCTTGTCTGTTTATAGACTGGCAAATGCTGTAAGAAGATTCGCACATAGGCGCATGAATTTTATGGCCTGTGATGCTCGTCTTCGTAAGGCATTTGTTCACCTAGTCGACCTAGTTCCTCGGAGACTTCGTCTTCGAATACCAGACACGTTAGGTGATGGTGGATTCATTAGTAACTTTGATGAGTCCACTCCATCCAGGGTACGACATGGCATCGAAGGATACCGTGTTCAGAACCTGGCAAGCGTGAGTAGAACTCACGAGATGGAAGGGGTCGGTGTTTTATTATCCCGATTATGGGTTCCGTCGCAACAAGAGGAACGGAATACTGTTCCTCTAAGAGGCCGAACAAGGCTCGCCTTAAAAGCGAGTCTTGTCCAACGGTGGTACGATCTCGGACCTTGGGTTTGACTTTAGACCCTTGGTTTGTTCTCTAAAATTCTTCGGGGTTTATTCTCCTTAGATTTAGGGTGGAGGCCAGTTGGCCAAAAT